CCTATGCTGGCGGCCCAGCCGACGGTGGAGCGGGCGAAACGCAATTCGCGCCAGCGGATCGATCCGCTGATCGACGAAAGCCCGGAACTGCGGGAGCGGGTGAAGCCCGCCCGGTCGCGCGACGCCGGCAACACGATGCTGTCCAAGGAATTCGCGGGCGGCATCCTGATCATGACCGGCGCGAACTCGGCCGTCGGGCTGCGCTCGACCCCGGCGCGGTACATCTTCCTCGACGAGGTCGACGCCTATCCGGCCTCGGCCGACGAGGAAGGCGATCCGGTGACGCTGGCCGAGGCGCGGTCGCTGACCTTCGCACACCGGCGCAAGGTGTTCCTGGTCTCGACGCCGACGATCCGCGGCGTCAGCCGGATCGAGCGTGAATACGAGGCGAGCGACCAGCGCCGGTACTTCGTTCCGTGTCCACATTGCGGCGCGATGCAGTGGCTGAAGTTCGACCGGCTGCGCTGGCAGAAGGGCCGCCCGGAGACGGCGGAGTATCACTGCGAGGGCTGCGACGCGACAATCGCGGAACACCACAAGACGGCGATGCTGGAGGGCGGCGAATGGCGGGCGACTGCCACGGCCGCCGACCCGACCACGGTCGGGTATCACCTCTCGGCGCTCTATTCGCCGATCGGCTGGCTCAGCTGGGAGCGGATTGTGCGAGCCTGGGACGCCGCCCAAGGATCGGACGAAGCGATCAAGGCGTTTCGCAACACGATCCTTGGCGAGACATGGGTCGAAACTGGCGAAGCGCCGGACTGGCAGCGGCTCCACGACCAGCGCGAACGCTGGAAACCGGGCAATGTCCCGGCGGGTGGGTTGTTCCTGACCGCCGGGGCCGACGTGCAGAAGGACCGGATCGAGGTCGATGTCTGGGCCTGGGGGCGCGGGCTGGCAAGCTGGCTGGTCGATCACATCGTGATCGAAGGCGGGCCCGACCGCCATGAGGCTTGGGGCGAGCTGACAGTCCTGCTCGGTCGAACATGGCCGCATGAACGCGGCGCGCATCTGAAGATCGCGCGGCTCGCCATTGATACTGGCTACGAGGCCCCGGCGGTCTATGGTTGGTCACGCGCTCAAGGGTTCGCGCAGGTCTCGCCGGTCAAGGGCGTGGAAGGGTTCAACCGGGCAAGCCCAGTGTCGGGGCCGACCTATGTGGATGCGACCGAGGGCGGCAAACGTCTGCGCCGCGGGGCGCGCCTCTGGACCGTGGCAGTGTCGACCTTCAAGGCCGAGACCTATCGCTTCCTGCGGCTGGAACGGCCGACCGAGGAGGACATCGCAGCCGGGGCGGCGTTCTCGCCCGGCACGGTCCATCTGCCGCATTGGGTCGAGAACGAATGGCTGAGGCAGTTCGTGGCCGAGCAGTTGGTGACGGTGCGCACGAAACGCGGCTTCGCCCGACTGGAATGGCAGAAGCTGCGAGAACGCAACGAGGCCTTGGACTGCCGGGTCTATGCCCGTGCCGCCGCCTGGATCGCTGGCGCGGACCGCTGGACGGACGAAAAATGGCGTGACCTCGAGGATCAGCTTGGGGTGGCTGATGCCTCTGCGGATCCCGCAGGGCAGATCAACAGGCAAGCGCAGACATCGCGCGGGAAACGCCAATCCGACTGGCTCGGACGACGCGGAGGATGGTTTTGATGACCGATTGGACGGAAGCCGAGCTGTCGGCGCTGCGCCGGGCCTATGCCAGCGGCACGACCCGCGTCAGCTATGACGGGAAATCCGTGGATTACGGCTCGGCGGAAGATCTTCTGGCGCGCATTCGCACCATTGAGCGCGCCATTGCGGGTACAGCGCAACCGTTGCCAATCGCCGGGCGCGCGGGCTTCTCGCGCGGGGATCGCTGATGTTTGCCAACTGGTTTGACCATGCGATTGCCACCGTGGCACCGCGTGCTGCGGCCCGCCGCGTTCTCGCGAGGCAGGCTTTCGAAACCCTGACGCGCGGCTATGACGGCGCGGCCAAAGGGCGGCGGACCGAAGGCTGGCGCGCGCCAGGCACATCGGCCGATACCGAGGTTGGCGTCGCCGGGGCGCTACTGCGCGACCGGATGCGCGATCTAGTGCGCAACAATCCACATGCGGCCAAGGCCGTTGCGGTGTTGGTGAACAACATCGTGGGCGCGGGCATCATGCCGCGCGCCGCCAACGGCAATGACAAGCTGGATCGGAAAGTCGATGGCCTCTTTGCGCAATGGTCTGACATGGCCGATGCCGATGGCCAGCTCGACTTCTATGGCCTGCAAACCCTGATTTGCCGCGAGATGGTCGAGGCAGGTGAAGTGCTGGTACGTCGTCGCCTCCGTCGATCCTCGGATGGATTGCCTGTCCCGCTGCAATTGCAGGTTCTGGAGGCTGACTTTCTCGACGCCACGAAATCCGGGGCTCTCAGCGCGGGACGTCTGGTGCAGGGGGTCGAGTTCGATCCGGTCGGCAAGCGCCGGGCCTATTGGCTCCACGCCGAGCATCCGGGCGACGCCTATGGGGCTTTGCAGAACGGTCTGCAGAGCCGCCCGGTCCCGGCGGCCGAGATCGCTCATGTCTACGAGAAGCAGCGCACGCAGGCGCGCGGCGTGCCTTGGGGCGCGCCTGTGATCCGCAGCTTGCGCGATCTCGACGACTACGAGGTGGCCGAGCTGGTCCGCAAGAAGACCGAGGCCTGCGTCACGGCAATCGTCTTCGGCGACGACGAGGCGCAGCAGGGCATTGCGCCCTCCGTGGTCGACGCTGACGGCAACCGGGTCGAGCAGTTTGAACCCGGCCTGATCGCCTATGCCCGCGGCGGCAAGGACATCCGTTTCAATCAGCCGTCCGCGACAGGCGGATACGCCGAATACAGGCGGGCAAGCCTGCACACGATCTCGGCTGGGTTCCGGGTGCCCTACGAGCTGCTGACAGGCGATCTGTCTCAGGTGAATTACTCGTCCATCCGCGCCGGGCTGGTGGAGTTCCGCCGGATGATCGATGCCGTCCAATGGCAGCTGTTCATTCCGATGTTTTGCGTGCCCACCTGGCGCTGGTTCACCGAGGCTGCGTGGGCGGCAGGCCAGATACCGACGCCGGACGTACCTGTTGAATGGTCGCCGCCCAAGTTCGAGGCGGTCGATCCGCAGAAGGACGCCACGGCGAACCTGCTGTCGATCCGCTCGGGCACCATGACGCTGGCCGAGGTGATCGCGCGGCAGGGCCGCAACCCGGACGCCGTGCTGGCCGAGATCGCGGCCACGAACGCCAAGCTCGATGACCTTGGGTTGGTGCTCGACAGCGACCCGCGCCGCGTCACCAAGACCGGCAGCGCGCAAACAAGCGACCCGACTGACGATGAGCCCACCGCCGATCCGGAAACCGACCCGGCACAGGCCGAGCCCGACCAACAGGACTGACCAAATTGGACACGATGATCGAACTGCCGGCCCTGCGCCGGATGGCCGAGCTTGCGCCAAACTCAGCCGATACCGACACCCGCACCGTCGAGGTGATCTGGTCGGCAGGCACTCGGGTTCGCCGGTCGACCCTGTTCGGAGAGCCATATGATGAAGAGCTCAGCCTCGACCCGGATCATGTGCGGCTAGATCGGCTGAATGCGGGCGCGCCGTTCCTGAAAGTGCACGAGGTCGACACGCTCGATGCAGTGATCGGCTCGGTCGTCCCGGGGTCGGCGCGCATCGAGAACGGCCGTGGCGTTGCGCAGGTCCGGATCTCCGAGCGCGCCGATGTCGAGCCAATCTGGCGCGACATTCAGGCGGGCCACATTCGTGCGGTTTCTATCGGCTATCAGGTCCACCGTTTCGAGGTCTCGAAGCCCGAAGCAGCCCGCGAGCTCTGGCGCGCCGTGGACTGGACGCCGTTTGAGGTGTCCGCCGTGCCCGTTGGGGCCGATCCCGCCGCGGGCTTCCGCACCAAATCCCCCCTTCACGACTGCGTCCTTCATCTCCGGGACGTCCCACCCCCAACCACAGGAGCCATCCCGATGACGGACAAATCCAATGATCCGGCGAGCGACGCCGAAGCCCAAGCGCAAAAGCCGACCGAGCCGGTTCAAACCGAGGACACCACGATGACTGAACCGAAACCGGCTGCGCCTGATCCGAAGGGCGCGGCAGTCGAAACCCGGGCCCAGCCCAAGCCCCCGAACCCCGATGTCGCTCCCGCACCCGATACCGAAGCGGTCGCGACACGCGCCCGGGAAACCGAACGCGATCGCGTCTCCACGATCTACGATCTGGCCGGTCGACTGAACCTCGAGCGCAGCTTTGCCGAGGATCTGGTAAAACGTGGAACCGACGTCGATGAGGCCCGACGCCTGATCCTCGATCAGGTTGCCGCCAAATCCGAAGAAACCCGCACCTTCAGCCAGGTGTCGATCCCTCTCGGCGGACGCGACGAGCAAGTCACACGCCGCGACGCCGTGGCCAATGCGCTGCTGCATCGCTACAGCCCGACGCTTTTCCAGTTGGAGGACGCCGCCCGGCAATACCGCGGCATGACGCTCATGGAACTCGCTCGCGAAAACCTCGGCAATGCTGGCGTGAACACGCGCGGCCTGTCGCGCGACGAGGTGGCGACGCGGGCGCTGCATTCGACCTCCGACTTCCCCGAGATCCTCTCGGCCGTCACCAACAAGACCCTGCGACAAGCCTACGAGGCCTATCCCCGGACCTTCATGCTGTTCTGCCGTCAGGTGCTCGCCACCGACTTCAAGGCGATGCATCGGGTCCAGCTTGGCGAGGCACCGCAGCTGCTGGAGGTGAGCGAAAGCGGGGAGTTCAAGCGTGGGACGCTTGGCGAGAGCAAGGAGAGCTACAAGGTCAAGACCTATGGCCGGGTGGTCGCGATCACCCGCCAGACGCTGATCAACGACGATCTCGACGCCTTCACCCGGATCCCGGCGATGTACGGCAACTCCATCGCGCAGCTGGAGTCGGACGTGGTCTGGGGCATCATCACCGCCAACCCGGCGATGGCCGACGGCAACGCGCTCTTCCACAACAGCCACAAGAACCTGGCCGGCACCGGCGCCGCGCTTGATGTGACCAGCGTCGGCGCGGCCCGCGCCGCCATGGCCAAGCAGACCGGCCTCGACAAGAAGACCGTGCTCAATGTCCGGCCCGCCTTCCTGATCGTTCCCGCCTCGCTGGAACTGAAGGCCGAACAGCTGGTCGCCCAGAACCTCGTGCCTGCGCAGAGTGGCAACGTCGTGCCGCAGTCGATCCGGACGCTTTCGCCGATCAGCGAACCCCGGCTCGATGCCGCCAGCGAGACCGCCTGGTACTTGGCCGCCAGCCCGAACCAGATCGACACCATCGAGTACGCCTATCTCGAGGGCCAGCAGGGCGCCTATATCGAGACGCGCAACGGCTTCGACGTCGACGGCGTCGAGATCAAATGCCGCCTCGACTTCGGTGCCAAGGCCATCGATTGGCGCGGCCTCTACAAAAATCCTGGGGCGTAGGATCGACGGTCCCCATGACGATCGATGATCGACAGGGCGCTGTGCCGGTGCCGGGGTTCCCCGGATATCACATCAACCGCACCGGTCAGGTCTGGAGCGCGCATCGCAAAGGTAGGATCCCGCGCGGTGTGTGCTCTCGCTGGCTGGACGAGGAAGACTGGACCGTTCGACAGCCGTGGCGTGACCCTGAAGGCTATCTGCACCACACCCTGGTGCGAGGCGGCAAAGGCGCCCGGCAGCGGATCGCTCTGCACATTCTCGTCGCGGTGGCCTTTCTGGGGCCGCGACCAGACGGGCTGGTCGTCGCGCATCTCGACGGCGACAAGTCGAACAACTGCGTCCAGAACCTCGCTTATGTCTCGCAGCGCGAGAACATCGAACACAAGCGTGACCACGGCACGATGCTTTGCGGAGATCGCTCACATCTGTCCCGCATGACCGACCACCAATGCCTGCGCATGCTTGATTGCCTGGACGTTGGCTATTCCCGGCGAGAGGTCGCCGGGGCTTTCGGTGTCAGCGTGGCGCATGTGGCCGCGCTGAAAACCGGCCGCATTCGAAAACACCTCAGAGCCAAACGGCACCCATGAGAAAGGAAATCTCCCATGGCCAAAAACTACATCCAGCCAGGCAACACCATCACCCTGACCGCGCCCTATGCCGTGACCTCTGGCGACGGCCTGCTCGTCGGCTCCATCTTCGGCATCGCATCCGGGGACGCAGCCCTGAACGATCCCGTCGAGGCCGCGCTTGTCGGCGTGTTCGACATCACCAAGGTCGGCTCGCAGGCCTGGACAGCCGGCGCGAAGGTCTATTGGGACGACACCAACAAACGCGCCACAAGCGTGGCCACATCGAACACATTGATCGGTGTGGCCACCGAAGCCGTGGCAGGCGGGGCCGGTGACACCATCGGCAGGGTGCGCCTGAACGCGGCGTTCTGATGACAGCGTTTGACGCCATTGTTGATACGCTCTTTGCCGATCCGAACCTCGGTCGGGAAGCGGTTTACACCTCCGATGGCGGTGCGCCTGTACTAGTACGCGTCGTCTCACGGCAGGCGGATGCAATCACCGACTTCGGCGACGCCCGGCTCTGGTCCGAGACCACTCGGATCGACCTGCGCGTAGCTGAGGTTGCTAACCCGCGCCCCGGCGACCGCGTGGAGATCGACGGTGCTGCCTTCCTCATTCAAGGCGAGCCCGTCCGCGACCGCGAGCGGCTCGTCTGGACAGTGGACCTGCGCCCGGCATGAAGCTGAAACTCGACATCACGCCCGATCTCGTTGCCGCAATGGCCGCAGAGGTAAAGGCAGGCGAGAAAGCCGTCACCACCGCCATGCGCGAGGCCGGAACAGGGCTGAAGTCTTCGTGGCGGACCCAAATCACTGGTGCAGGGCTCGGGAGACGGCTCGCCAACTCTATCCGCAACCAGACCTTCCCGCGCGCGGGCGAAAGCCTTGATGCAGCGGCGCTGGTCTGGTCCAAAGCCCCGGTCATCGTCGGTGCGCACGAGACCGGGCCGCTGATCCGCTCGAAA